TGCAAAACGCGCTAGGCCAAGTGTTTCTTCAGCAATTTCATCTGCAACCCCGGCGGCTCCATAATACTCTGACACATAGCCCGAAAGCTTTGTCATTTTATATGAGAACCGCATGAGTTTAGATGGACCCTGGAGATCCTCTATCATGTCTTTAATGATCTGGTATTGTCCGCCCTTCGATCGCGAGTAGTTATAACTAGCTCCTGCAGAAGGTAAAAATATTTGAGTCAAGGTATATAGGTCCGGTTGGACGTTTCTAAATAAATCTCTTACGGTCCGATCTATTTGCTTTTCCAACATCTCCCGTGTCACTAAACGTTCCGCACTGATCCTTTGGTGCGACCAGTAATCAGGTATTCCTGTAGCGAAAGGGTCTATAAGTGTTGAAGTATGAACTCTGTTAAGAGATTCATCACCCACAACACTAGTAAACTGCTTATCACCCAAAACAGGATGACAGTTAAAACCTAGAAGATCATCTGGGTTAACTGATATGAACTTTTCCTCAATAATTTTCTTTGGTGAGGTCATTTGTTCATATGCCTGGAATTCCTTAATTTGAACGTATTGTGCTGACGGTCTGGGCATTCCCTTCTTCGACATTAAAATATCTACGCAAAAGGAAAGACGTTGAGGTCCTCTCATAATTTTCTTAAGGTAAACAAAGAACTTGCCCCCTAAGAGTACTTTGGTCGTATGCTGCGGATATTTCTCTCTCCACTGTGAAAACCAGATAGGAGCAGTCGGAACAACTTGCTCAGGCATCCACGATGATATGAAAGCAGCATTGAAGTATTTAAAATAATCAAGAACACTAGCGGTCGTTGTAGAAACTGTCCACATGATCTCCCGCACCTTAGCAACCAAACTATCCTTGCAGGATGGAAGGTTGGGTTCGAACCGGAATCCAAACATCTGAAATGTAAGGAGCCATTGCTCTAGGTGTGAGAAGATAAGTGAGAGCCGCGAATGACACGCTAAGTCTGCTACAGTATCCTTCTCGAAAACAGAGGATGCTTCGGTCAGCAAGCGATAAAGGTTTGTCAAGCCTTTATCTTCTTCTACCAGGGGACTTAGCGAGGGACTTGGAGCAGGTGGATGTACCATCACCTGGCCTTCAAGTTCGTCATCAACAATTTGATTGGACGACAAAGGACTTTCTACGTGGTGTCCCACCACGTACTGAGCTTTTGTAAAACTTTTGCGACTGTGTTTTGATAACATTGTAC